CCGCGCCTCTCCAAGATGATCGCCGAGAATCCGCCGCTCGCCGACCTGGTGAGCCGCGCCTCGCGCAGTAGCGCCAACCGGGCCGACATCCTCGAGTACGGCGCCAACGCCAGGGTCATCAAGGCCGGCGCCAACAGCGCCGACTCGCTGCGCTCCGATCACCTGCCTTACGTGATCTGCGACGAAGTGGACGCGTACAAATGGGACGTCGGCGGCGAGGGGGACCCGATGACGCTGATCGAGAACCGGCAGCGCACGTACTCGCGCGCCAAGACCTTCCTGGTCTCGACGCCCACCGTCGCCGACGAGTCGCGCATCGACCAGGCGTACCAGCGCAGCGACCGCCGCCGCTACCACGTGCCTTGCCCGCACTGCGGCGACTTCCACCACCTAAAGTTCGGCAATCTCAAATACCGCACGGAGATTGCCGAGGAGCCGACGCCGGGAGCCGTCGAGACCAAAGTGGTCGTGGACGCCTGGTACGCCTGCGAATCCTGCGGCGCCGAGATCCCGGAGGGCGAAAAGACCAGCATGCTGGCGCGCGGCCGGTGGATCGCCGAGCGGCCGCGCGTGAAGCTGGTGCGCGGCTATCACATCAATTCGCTCTATGCTCCGATCGGCCTTGGGCTCGGCTGGCGCCAGATCGCGCAGAAGTGGGTGGACGTGCAAGGCGACACCGCTGCCATGAAGGCGTTCGTCAATACCTACCTCGGCGAAGTCTGGCGGGAGGAAGGCGACGGCGCCGACGCCGCGAGCGTGCTCGCGCGTGTCGAGATTTACACGCTGGCCTCGCTGCGCGCCGCGCGCCATGTGCGACGCCTCACCGCCGGCGTGGACGTGCAGAAAGACCGGCTCGAGTGCTCGCTGGTCGCCTGGGGCGATGGTGAGGAGGGCTGGCTGCTCGATCACCAGATATTCCCCGGCGACACGGCCACGCCGGAGCCCTGGGCCGAACTTGGCGAGTTCCTGCGCGACGCGCGCGTGGCCATGGTGTGCGTTGACGCGGGGTACAACACGTCAATGGCCAAGGACTTCTGCGCCGGCAAGACGTGGGCCTTGCCGACCAAGGGAATTGCCGGCATGGGGCGCCCGATGATCGAGGACGCGCGCCGGCGCAAGCAGCGCCTGCGGGTGCGTCGCAAGCAGGGGCAGCCCATCGAGCCGATTGGCGTCGATCAGGCCAAGTCGCTGATCTATGCGCGCCTCAAGCTGCAAGTGCCTGGCCCTGGCTACCTGCACTTCCCGGCCGACCCGGCTTTCGACGACGAGTACTTTGCCCAGATCGCCGCCGAGCAGCTCGTCAAGCGCATTCGGGGCTCGCGCGTGTTTTCCGAGTGGAAGCAGATTCGACCGCGCAACGAGGCGTTGGACTGTTTGATTCTGGCTCTGGCTGCGTGTCGGCTGGCCGGTCCGTTGGCCGCCAGATCAAGCGCGACGCCAGACAGATCAGCGGCCGATCGCGAGAACGGCAAGGCGCCAGGCGCTGATTTGCCATTGCCGAGCGATATCAGCCATGTCGTCGCTGAGGCCGAGGCCGCAGCCTCCGCCACCGCATCCGCCACCGCAGCGAAGGTCTTCGCCGCGATGATGGCCGCGCGCGCTGCGAAATCCCGTGGCCGGCGATAGTCTGCGCGAGATCATCGAAACCGCCCGGCAGGCCATGCCGGACGTGCCCGCCGACGTGTGGGATCGATTCGAGGCCGCCGTGCGCCGCGAGCACGGAGCCACGCGAATCTACATCGCCGTGCATTCCAAGCGCCGCCTGCTGCGCGAGATCGCTGCCCCGTCACCAGCGGAAGACAGCGAGGAGCTCGCCCGCCGGCTTGGCGTGAGCGTGCGGCGCGTTCAGCAACTGCGCCAGCTTTTGCGTTGACCAATCAAGGATGTTTGCCCATGCCCAAGACAACCGCTACCGACCACGACCCCGCAAGAATCAAGCGCCTGGCCGCCAAGCTCGCCACCATGGCGTTTGCCATGGAGAGCGGAGGAGGCGAAGCCGCCACGCTGTTTCTCGCCGCCGAGACCCTCGACGCTCTCGACGACGATCTGCGCAAGGAGCGCGAGACCACGATGTGGCTCGATGCCGCGATGCACGACATCGCCGTTCTGCTCGGCGGTGGCCAGGTGATCAGCCCGGACGATTGCGACAGCGACCCGATAGCGCTCGCGCGCAGCAAGGCCGGGTATGCGTGTTTGGCCGTGTCTCGCGTCAAGCGCGCGGGGGAATAGGCCAGGCGAAATTTCTTGCCTATTTTCCCCGGCCAGGGTCCGCCACCATGACGCCCCATGACCCTGGCCATTCCCGACACCGAGCCGCTTTCCATTCGCGCCGGCGATTCTCTCACCTGGTCGCGCTCGCTCCCCGAGTACTCCGCCGCTGACGGCTGGACGCTCAAATACCGCATTCTCTGGACGACGGGCAGCAGCCCGGCCAGCTTCTCCGCTGCCGGCGTCGGCACGCAGCACACCGTCACCCTGGCCGCTGTGACTACCGCCTCCTGGGCCGCCGGCCGCGCGACGCTGTTTGTGTTCGTCGAACGCACGGTTGCGGGCCCGGCAACCGAGCGAGTTTCGCTCGAAACCAAAACGCTCGACATCGCGGCCAACCTGGCCACCGCGACCACGTTCGACGGCCGAAGCGCCAACGTAAAAGCGCTCGACGATCTGCGCGCCGCGCTGGCCAGCTACTGCACCGCCGGCCATGGCCCGGTAGCCGAGTACCAGATCGGCGACCGCCGCATGAAATTTCGCAGCACCACCGAAATCGCCGACCTGATCGCGTACTACGAGCGCGAGGTGGCGCGCGAGCGTGGCGTTGCCGGCCGCGTGTTCTACCGCGGCTGACCGGGAGCAGATCACCGTGCGCTTTCTCGACATCCTCGCCAAGCCTTTCCGCCGCGCCCCGCGCGAAACCGCTGCCGATCGTGCCGCGTGGCTGGAGTCCGCCGTGCGTGGCATGGCCGCGCAAGCGCACCACGCGCAGCTCGCGCAATTGCGCACCGCCTCGCGCAGCTTCGAAGCCGGCGAGACGCCCGCCTGGGTGGCGTCGTGGGCCACCACCGCCGCCGGCATCAACGAGGACCTGCACAACCAGCTGCCGACGCTGCGCGCCCGCTCGCGCAACCTGGCGCGCAACAATGAGTGGGTCAAGCGCTACCGAATTCAGCTCGTCGACAACGTGCTCGGCGCCGCCGGCATCCGCCTGCAGATGCGCCTGCGCCAGACGACGCGTAATCGCCAGGACACCACCGGCACGGCACCGCTGGATAGCGCCGCCAATGCGCTGCTCGAATCCGCCTGGGCCGCCTGGGGCAAGCGCGGCAATTGCGACGTCTCCGGCAAGCTCTGCTGGAAAGAGATCGAGACCCTGATGCTGTGGACCTTGGCGTCCGACGGCGAAATCCTCTACCGCTACCGCCCCGGCGCCGGGCCCTTCCGGATCCAGATTCAAATCCTCGACCCGACGCTGCTCGACGTGACGATTCGCCGCGAGTACCAGGGGCGACGCGTGCGCATGGGCGTCGAGATCGACGACGACGGCAAGCCCGTGGCCTACTGGCTGCGCGCGGCCAAAGCGGGCGATCTGGCCAGCGACTCCAGCACCGTCGGCTCGCACGTGCGCATTCCCGCCGCGCAAATCCGCCACCGCTTTTTGGTTGAGGAAGTCGACCAGATTCGCGGCGTGCCGCCGCTGGCCATCGGCGCCCGCCGGCTGCACATGCTTCACGATTTCGAAGACGCGGCCGCTGTCGCCTGCTCCAACAGCGCCAAGCGCCTGGGCTTTTTCGTCAGCCCGAGCGGCGACGCGCCGCCAGGCTTCGCCGACCAAATCGTTTCCAGCGTGCTCGACGCCGCCAGCGCGGCCGGCAAGGTGCTCACGCCGGACGAGATCCAGCAGATCACCGCCTCCGCAGAAAAATACACCACCACCGTCCCCGGCACCTTCGACAGCCTGCCGAATGGCTACGATTTCCGGCAGTACGACTCGCCGTGGCCGAATATCGACTCTGGCGAGTACGTCAAGAGCCAGGTGCGCGGCTGGTCGGCCGCGCAAGGCGCGTCTTACGTCTCGATCGGCAACGACCTCGCCGACGTGAATTACAGCTCGGCGCGCGTTGGTATCCTCGACGAGCGCGAGCACTACAAGGAACTGCAGGCCCGCCTGATTTCCTGGCTGCATGAGGACGTGTTCGAGCAGGTGCTTCCGTACCTGGCGGCATCGACGCCCGGCCTGCAAGTCTCTCGCCTGCCCGACTACCTCGCCGCCGCCACCTGGCAGGCGCGCCGCTGGCAGGGTATCGACCCGGTCAAGGAAGCGAGCGCCGACGAGAAGAACCTGCAAAACGGCTTGACATCGCGATCGCGGATCATCATGTCGCGCGGCGAAGACCCCGACGAGATCGCCGCCGAGCGCCTCGCCGATGTCGCGCTGTTCGGGCCGCTGCCGACGCTGATCGCCGCCGCGCCTGATGCAAGCGCGCCAGACCCGGATGGCGACGCCGCCGACGACAGCGGCACCGA